CTTTTATATCTTTGTAGAAATCAAAAATTAAAAAGATGGACTTTAAACCAAATGGAAATTGGGTAGTGTTACCTAATCCCGCCAAGAAAAAAACAGAATCAGGAATTATTCTAGATGATGCTACTGTAAACAAACTAAAGACTAATATCTTAGAAGTGTTAGCGGTAGGCCCTAATTGTATGTTCGCTAAGAAAGGAGATACTGTAATGATTGACCCTAGAGGGGAAGGTGTTATGGTAGAAGTAGATGAAGTAGAATATGTAATGGTAATGGAACAGCAGATCTTAGGGGTCATGTAATGAAAGGTACTGTTACTATAAGTCTAAGTGACTACGAAAAGCTTAAGGATGCATCTGAAGATGCTCAAAAGTTAGAGCAATCTACTAGACGAGCAGCTAAAGAACTACAGGTATTTTTAAGTTTCTTGTGTAGTCGAGGATCTATAGAAGAATATGTGAACGAGTTTAATAGACAATCTAAACTGTCTGAGATTAGTATAACTGCTGATGGAATAGCTCGTATAAAATTTAAAGATGATAAAAACTAAGTTTGCAACAAAAGAAATATATGATTGGGTAGCAATGATTGTAGAATTTGAAGATAAATTAATAATGTGGAGCGGGGAAAACGCAAATACCACATGGGATATGGAAGTATTCGTAGGAGAAAACGAGTATTATGTAATAGTAACTGTAGATAGCAATGAAGAAGATAACAATACCAATAGACTCGAATTATAACTACATTCAATTCTGGAATGGGATATTTAATATGACCCCCAAGGAATTAAATATATTAGTTTTATTTCTAAGTTGTGCAGAAGATTATAATAATTTATGTACTTTAGATAATAAGAAATGTGTAGCAAAAGCTTTAGGCTTTAAAGATAAGAATACTCTTAATAACTATATAAAGAAGTTAAAAGAAAAGAACGTCTTTACAGTTAAAGCAGGGATATACACATTGAATAAACTTTTAAATCCAAAAAACGGAGATGTTCAAATATCTATATCATGGAGATAATATTGACCTGCTTACTTCAGGATGTGTTGTTACAGAGTTTTTACTTCAATCACAATATATACTAGTAGTGCAGGATTCAAAAGGAGAGGTCATAGAAGTTGTCCATACAGATTTTAAAGAATATGAGTAGTGTAGAAAATACAGTAGCAATAAAAATACTAAATAGAGCAGAAGTAGGTAAGTCCAAATATAATACCACAATGGAGCGTACTGACCTCTCTAAATTAGATTGGCTTAAACATGCTCAAGAAGAAGCTATGGATTTAGCAGTATATTTAGAAAAACTAATACAAATAGAAAAAAATGTCTGAAAAAGAAGAATCAAAAATTCCTAGCATGTTCACAATGGCTAAGAATTTTGCTGCAGATTTAACTAAGTATATAAAAGAGGGAGCGCCAAATGTATCAGCTGAAAACTATCAAGCTAGGTTGGATGCATGTGCAAGTTGTCCTTTTTTAATTAAAAGTAACATGCGCTGTGGAAAGTGTGGATGTTTAATAGAGCATAAAGCTAAATGGAAAACAACTAATTGCCCTGATACGCCTAGTAGATGGAAATCAGAAATAATGATTACTAAACGTGAGCACGAAACGAAAAGAAATAATACAACGCCTCGCGACTAAACATAATTTGCCTTTAAGCAAGATTGAAGAGATTGTAAACTATCAATTTAAGTTTGTAAGCGAAGTTATTAAGAGAGGAAAGTTTGAAGCAGTGAGATTACCATACTTTGGTAAGTTTTCTGTAAAAAAGGGGAGATTAAAGCATATACAAGATAAAAAAGATGGAACTACTAACAGTAAGTAACGATAGGGTAATAGCATCGCCATATGTACTGACAATTAAAGAGTTTGCAGAGATTTCTAAGAAAAAACAAGAAATATCTATAAAAGAATTGTCATATGTGTACCATATGTGTGATCATAACTCTCCATTTGCTGTATATGATGTGAATGAACGGCAAGAGCATGTTATAAATAGTATATTTAAAGATAAATGGACGCCTGATGTAAAAGTCAAGGCGGCATGTGATAAGTATATAGAATTAAAAGAGACACACGCAATAAAACTTCTAAAAGCTGCAAGAACTGCAGTAAATAAGCTAAAGAATTATTTTGAAATTGTAGATTTGACAGATATTGATGATAATGGTCGTCCTATCTATCAAGCAAAAGATTTAGTAGCTAATTTATCTAAAATGGCAGATGTTGTAAATGGGATAAGCAAGTTAGAAGAACTTGTTAAGAAAGAGCAACAAACATTATCTGCTAATAGAGGAGGGGTTGTAGTCAATAAATATAGTCAGTAATGGATTTCTTAGAAGGATTAGAAGAATATAATAATGCAATGGATAATGCATATGCAGTTATAACAAAGCAAAAAGATTTAGACTCTTTATATAAAGAATTAAACGAAACTGATAAAGATTACTTTTCCTTACCTTTTAATTTTTCAGACACCTCCTCTGTTGTAGAAATGCTTTTAGATCACTATGAAGCATTAGAAAATTTTGAAAAATGTGAAAAATTAAAATCTATTTTACAAGATGTTCACAAAAACTGACAGTTTTAGAGATGCTGCTCTATACTATATGGAAAATGGCTTCTATACAAATGCACTTCCAGGAACTAAAGATTATTATGATCATTGGGATACGGAAAGACATAAGTGTATATATGGATATACTGTAGAAGACGTAACAATTACAGGTAATCATTATTTTTATTTAAACTATTGTCCTATCGACAGATCTGTTGAAGAGGTGTTACCAGATGGTACAATACTTGCTAAACGTGAGCGTACTTTTCCTGCGTTTTATGATGGAGACTTTAAATATTTTACTGCTGTAGATGAGTGTAGAAGATCTAATAGGCATATGACAGTATTAAAGGCTCGTCGTAAAGGATACTCTTATAAAGCAGCAGCAATGTTAGCTCGTAACTACTTTCATATACGAAACAGTAAGAATTATGTCTTTGCAGGTCAAAAAGAATATTTGATTGGGGATGGGCTTTTATCTAAGGCCTGGGAGATACTATCATTTGTAGATAATAATACTGCATGGACTCAACCTCGTCTAAAAGATAGAGAGATGAATAAAATGTCGGGATACAAGAAGAATGTAAATGGTGCCGATGTTGAATTAGGTATGAAGTCTATGATTATGGGCGTGTCTCTGAAAGATAACCCAGATAAAGTAAGAGGGAAAGCAGGTGAACTTATTTTCTTTGAGGAAGCAGGAGCATTTCCAGGACTATTAAAAGCTTGGGAGGTAGCAATGCCTACAATGCGTCAAGGTGCTAACACTCTTGGGACAATGATAGCTTTTGGTACAGGTGGTACAGAAGGAGCTGACTTTGAAGGGATGGAAGAGCTATTTTATAATCCAGCTTCTTATGATTGTTTAGCGTTTGAAAATATATGGGACGCAGGTGCAAGAGGTACGTATTGTGGGCACTTTGTGCCTATCTATGAAAACTTAGAAGGATTTATAGATAAAGATGGCAACTCTAATATGGATAAAGCTATAGTTTTTGAAGAAGAGAATAGAGTAAAGAAAAAGGGAACGAATGATCCTAAAGCTCTTGATCAGTATATTGCAGAGCATCCAATGAATCCTAGAGAGGCAACTCTACAGATCTCTGCAAATTTATTTGATATAGCATCGCTGCAAGAGCATTATAATAATGTGAAAGTTAACAAGTTAGATAAGATAGGCACAGCAGGTAGGTTATATTTTGGAAAAGGCAATAAGATTGAATTTAAACTTGATGGGGATGCTAAGCCTATTGTAAGATACCCACATAGAAAAGAAGACGATCTTAACGGGGCTATTATTATTTATGAATCTCCATATAAGAATGAAAATCAGCAAGTACCTGCAAATCTGTATATTATATGTCATGACCCCTATGGACAAAATCAATCTGCAGATTCTTCATCTTTAGGATCGTGTTACGTTCTTAAAAGAGTAAATAATATATCT